ATTAACAAACTCCTCAGTAAGATCAAATATTTTTTTTATATGTTGGAACTCAGTTCCAAGAGTAAACTGTCCATCATCATAACTACATGGTTTTGAATGCCAACCATGAACATTGGTTTTTTTTATACCAGAATCTATATTCCTAAGATTAATAAAGTCGGATCTGACATCATCAGTATTGATAAGAGAAGTCAAATCAGTAGACACGATAAAACTAGGAAATATATTCGTATCAAGAAGGCAATCTGAAAATTTACTCATACCTTTCTAGAGAATCCTTTAAACTTTTCAAATCGAATGACTTGATTGAATTTATCTTCAATACCATCCTTATGAGAAATGACGAACACATTTGTATTTGGTTGTCTATACCGAATAATTTTCATGAAGTCATCTGACCCACTCCCATCTAGACTACTATCACAAACTTCGTCTAGGATCATCAGGTTAGTGTTGACAGAATTTTTAACTCTAGATATTTCTCTCCAAGTAAAAAGTAGAGACAAGTCTATTCTCATCTTCTCACCTTCACTGAAAGATGCGTAAGAGAAATCCTCATGAATCGGAGATTCAATCGTCTCGTTAAACTCTTCATCAAGTTTAAAGTTGATATAGAAGTCCATCATCTGGAGGTAGTTATTTACCTGTTGGTTGATGAGAGGAAGATACTTCTTAATAATCTTCGCCTTGACTCCACCGTCTTTAAGAAGACTGTATACGAAATCATGGTAGGAAATATTCTCTTTCCGTTTAGTAAGTTCATCATATGTTTGGTCAAGTGTACTTCTTAAGGTTTCTAACTTTTCATGTTCAGTATTTCTGTTCTGGATCTGACTGGCAACAGTTTGAATTTCTGATTCCAGTCCCCTAACCTGTTTCTGTAAGCTAGAGATCTGTACATTGAAAGAAGAAATTTCATTAAGTACTTTTGTAGTGTCCTTGGTGAGTTGATTAAATTGTGATTCTCTCAACTCTTCGTCTTTAATTGCACCTTGGAGTTGTTCATACCCCTCACGCAACTCTTCTGCTTTATTTTGAGAATCACTAATTCTATTTACACGGAATGATTCTTCAATGTCCTGGTCACAGGTGGGACAAACCGTATTTTCACTGAAGAATTTATGTTCCTTTACAATAGTCTGTATTCGTTGTGACAATTTACCTTTGACATTACCAAACTCACGAAGTCTTTGTTGAACTCCTTCAAATTTTTCTAATGATTTATTGAGTTCGGTCAATCTATCTTCTTCAGTTAAACTTTTCTGAAACAAGGTTTCGATTTCGGTATTGATAGATTCAATACTATTAGTCTTTGTGGTAATGTCGTCTTTACTTTGACTCTCAAGTTTATCGATAAAGTCTTTTTGCATATCGACTTTATCTTGAATTGATTCTTTCTTCAACTGTAGAGTCTTTGTCTCTTCACGAATGATACGAATCTTGGATTTGATTAGATCATTCATCGATGAGAAGATTTTAATATCAAGAAGATCTTCTACAACTTCTCTACGACTAGATGCGGGTAGTTGCATGAAAGGAACAAAGGTAGAAGAACCTAATATCACAATCTGAGTGAAACTCTTATAGTTCATCTTTAGAACATTCTGTTCCAACCACTTCTGTTGGTCTATCGCAGAGTGTGATTGATCTAACTCCTCACCATTACGAGTAATCTTAAAGATATTTGGTTTGATACCACGCTGAATTTTCCACTCTACACTGTTGACATCAAACTCAATCTCAACCAAACAACTCTTCTCATTTGTAGAGTTGATAAGTTGTGCCTTATTAATCTTACGAAATGACTTTCCGTACAAGACGAATGTCAATGCATCAAGAATAGTTGACTTACCTGCACCATTGGCACCGATGATAAGAGTGGTTGCAGTTCCATCAAGAATAACTTCTGTTGGTTGATTACCAGTGCTCAAAAAATTGGCCCAGGAGATTTTCTTAAAGGTTATCATATTCTTCGTCAGGTGGGATTACAATGTCATTGGGGGTGATCACAGTATAACGGTGATCGTGCATTTCACAAGTTTTTATCATCACTTCATCATCTACTTCCAACACAGTCATTTCAGGATAACCAAGTTCTTCTAATTGCATAGAATATCTTGTTGCATCATCTTCTTCCATAAAGATATAAAGAACCTGTTCTCCATCATCATCAATAACAGAATATGCTCCTTCTTTTTCTTTACCTACGACTGTGATAATATGCATCAAATAACCTCACATGCTTCCTGATATATTTCTTTAATCAGGGATTGAATTAATGGTTTATTTAACTCGGTTTCAGACTCATCAATATATCTACTTAAGATAGACATAGTGTCTTCTGATTCTTCTGCTTCAAACTCTTCACTCTCAATGAGTTGAAAGTTCTCTACAATCTTAAGGTCTGCAACACCAGTTGAATACAGTTTGTCAATGAATTTTTCAAACTTCTTGATGTCACTTTTCTTTCTTACGATGACCTTGACGATCTTATTCTCATACTCTGTAGTATTGAATGTTTGATGGTCGGTATCTTCGTAGTAGATGTTATAGAAGAGTCTGTGAGGATTATTTACCGGAGTGTGTTCTAGAGATTCTGTATCAAAAAGAGTGAAACCTCTGGCATCTTTGACATCACTCCAGAACATTTCATAGGGATTACCGAGATAATAAACGGTCCCATTGTCGGATCGAGTGTGATAATGTCCCGAGAATACTTTTTTGAACTTATCAAAGGATCTACTGTCGTGACCATGGTCCATGACGATTTGACTGTTGACTTTGAATCCATTGAGTTCAAGATGTCCCATTGCGACTGAACACTTGGTCTTACTGATAATCTTATTGGTTTCTTTTTGGTTCTCTTCATTGATCCAAGGAATAAAGAGAGTTTTAAGACCGCCCAGTGACACCTCTGTAGGAGAAGAATAAACCTCAACATTATCATATTCTTTCAGTAGAAGGTCTACTGCATTAACTTCGTTCGTGTTCTTGTAATATGCGTCATGGTTACCAACCATAAGATGCATTTTGATACCTCTTTCTTTAAGAGGGTCGAACACAACTCTCTTGGACCACTTTAGTGCTTTGAATTCAATACCCTTACGACTATCAAATGCATCACCCATATGTACTACAGTATCGATACCTTCCTTTTCTAATGTAGGAAAGAAGATATCATTATAGAACTTTTCAAAGTAGTCGTGAAAGAGTTTCGAGTTTTTACGAGCACCATAATGTGTGTCGGTTATGATACCAATCTTCATTACTATTCCTTAACTTCCCAAGACCCACCAACACCACCTTCTAGATTGACCACAATATCTTGTGGTTCAACAGGAGTATATGGGTGTTGGGGTTTGTGTTCTCTATCCATAGGTAAAGATCCAGTCAAATCTCTACGAGATTGGTTTTTGATAACAATGAAACAATCTTTATTATACTTACGAGTACCGATAGGTGACTGCCACTTTCTATTGTACTCTTCACCAACATCAATACCTGAAACTTGAGTACCACCAAGTTCTACAGTAATCTCGTCATCTACAGACCAACCAAGTTTTTCTACATAACTAGCAACTAGTTCATTGATAGTTGGTTCTTCTAAGATACGTTCTTCTGGGTCAAGACTTCCATTCATAATCAACCACCTCTTAGTTTTTGATGTACTGCATCTTTGATGCTATTATAGTCAGAGTAATTGCCACTGTCAAGTTCATTAGAGTCGAATACTTCATCGAAGTCACTCTTCTCAAGAATTTTATTTTTAATTTCTAGTTGCTTCTTCTCTTGAGAAATCCTTCTCAGGAAGGCATAGTAGATAATCTGAGTGAAGTATGCAAAGGGATTCTTTGACTTCTCTGGATTAAAGTTATGAATATATCTTACACAGTTTTCAATACCATCACAGATCATATCATCCTTGAACATGTAGTTCACGAAGTTAGGTTTGTATGATAGATGGTTTGCAATCTTCAGGAAACATTCACCAATATACCTAGGAATAACTGGTTTGGGTTGGTCATTGAGTTTTGCTGTTGCAACCTGTGCAAAGTAATTCTCAAGAGCATTCAGAAATTCCTTATTGTTTACATAGTGTTCTGTACTTCTTGGTTTTGGCATAATAGCTTCAAGTCTTTAACCCGAATAATGTGTTGTACTTATTATAACATGACCTTATCAGTTCGACAAGTGTTGACAAGAATACAAATGCCACATAGACTAGGCTTGTCCCGGTTGATAGATAAGTTATAGGTTCTTAGAGATTATAAAGTTTCTCTAAAACTTCTTTTGCATCATGAACATTAGAGATGTAACCCATCTTTCTATCTAACTTCTGAAAGTTACCTTTAGTAGATTTTCTTATGTACTCTTGATAGTTCATAATCATTTCTAGATTTTCAGATTCAGACATCGTAAGAACATCATCTAGATTAATTACAAACAAATCTTCATGAGAAGTCTTTAACCATGGTTCAAATTTATACCCAGTAACAGAACCTCTGCTCTTTACAGGTTCTATCATAATAGGATTTGAT